CTTATGCCTCCCTAAATAAGTAAGAGATGACTAAATTCAACGGCGTTACTGTAATTCAACGAGGCAATAGACCCTCACCTATCATTCCAGCTAAACTGGATTTCTATAATTATATTGCGGGAGCATTGAGCAATCCTTTTCAGGTATGTTCAGTACACGTATTCCCCAATACCGCCTTTGGCACAGCTTCACCTTACGTAAACCAAACTCCAGGGGATGCCAACTACGGTCTAGTTAGTTCTACAACCACTAACATGGTGTTCCATAATTATAAGCGGGATGACCTCGGTAATAGAATTGGGTTTGACGCCGCAACAACCGACGAAGCCATGGCGTCGGAAAGCGACTACACCGGAGATTTACGTTACAGTGCATCTTCTATTTTTAAAGAGGAGGCTGGACATTTTAGCGTTATTCTTCAACCTAGCGGTGTATATTTCCCGGTTAGTGCTGGGGGAGTCAATGGGTGGAGCCCGAGATACAATAACTCTGCATCTGGGACAGGTGGGTATATCGATATTTGGACGGTTGTCCATACAGAGGGTTCTAAAGCTCAGATTTACGTAAACACTTTCAATATGGATACTGCGAATACTTTTGCAGTAACGGAACCTCTGGAAGTGACTACCACGAACAAGTTAGTGCAGCGCTATGTACAGCTAGGAAGTAAGAAGAGGCTACAAATTCAAACTGATATAGTTGTGGACAACGAGCCAATTAAACAGGACCTACGTAACCTTATGGAAACAGGTTCCTTACTAACGAATCCTGAAATCAGTATAACTAAGCTGAATGAAAGTCCTATTTTCGATGCTCGGGTCCAACTTACAGGAACAGGTACTACAGGTGGATTTACCTCAGATGGAGTAGCAATTGATAGCCAGGGAACTATAAGCTATGTGTGGGATACCAACTCTATTGCGCCTTTCTATAATGATGAGGAGCTCGGGGGTCCTATGGGAGTCTACGAAGTAGCTGTTCGTTATAACGTGGCAGGGGAAACTATTGTTAGCCCTAGATTTAAGTTAATAGCGAGGTAGCATCTAGCTCCCAATCAGCTTTAAAGATATTGGCATACACATATGTCTCAAAATCCTTATGGTTAGAGGCTACCCAGAAGTCGTTCCAATCTTTATGCTCCTTAGGCGGGACCAGTGAATAGATGTCCGTGGTTCTTTGGGCTAACATCCTCTTACGAGCCTCATAGAAGCCCTCTCTGCCACTTTCATCATTATCATAGGCGAGGATTACCTTTTTACCCTTAAGCTCCTTAGCTTGGATTGTAGACATCTTACAGCCTTGGGTACAGGTAGCGTTAAATCCTGCTGCGCGTAGGGACATAGCATCTAAAGGACCCTCCGTTACCATCACATACTCCTTGGATTTATCGTAAGGATACAAAATCTCTGAAGTTTTAATTCCGTAAAGACCTTTACTTGGATTCAAGTACTTAGGGTCCCGGTTATCCAAGGTTCTAGCTTGGAAGTAGAAGGGTTTGCCTGCCTCTGTAAAGTACGGTATAATAATACGTTTAGCGTATCGACCGGTACTTCCTACAAAAAATTTAAAAGATGCTAACTTACGTCCCACAGCAAACTTAGCTGCAAGACGCTTGAGATTACTTGATGAATTGATATCAGATTTAGGATTAACCTCTAACCATTCTCTACTATCTCCGTCAATCGTACGAGTAACCTCAATCGCTTTGTTTTCTGTTTTAAGGGTGGAGACGTCGAACAAGTCCGCCCCGGAATCAAAAGCCTTTCTCTGCATAAAGCTCCGGGCTGAGGAATAAGGGACATTCTCGATATGTGATACGAGATGTATAAGGTTTCCCTTCTCTCCAGACTTGAAATCAGTCCACAACCCAGTGTCCAGGTTGATATACAGCTTCTGTTTGTTATCGTCGGTAAAAATGGAATTAACTCGAAATTCCCTACCTGCTTGCTGAGACTCAGGAAAGCGCTCGGCGAGGTAGGTCTTGATAATAGAAGGTGGGACAAACATCAGCTATATAATAGAGGCGGTTGACCCTAAAAAACACCGCTATTACTAAGAAAAAATCTCTATAATAACTAATAAAGACTAAAATTATGTTTATAAATAAAGTATCCCCGAGTAAGATTAAAGTGTACGACGAATGCAAGCTTAAGTATAAGTTTAAGTACGTCGACTACCTCCCAGAGAAGTCTACTAACACAGATGCCCTGCAATTCGGCTCCTATATCCACAAGATTTTTGAGGATGGAGTAGCAAGCACTTCTACAGAAGAACTAAACGAAATTGCAGAAACCTTACGCCCTAACTATACTTTCGATAAAGAGCGTGAACTTAAAATTGAGAAGTGTATAAACAACTTCTTTGAATTTAATAACTCTCTTTCTGGATGTGAACAAGTTGCAACGGAGCAGATGTTCTCGGTAGAACTTAAACAGGGTTACGCCGTAAACGGCATTATTGACCGTGTGGTAAAGGGTACAGACGGAGGCTACCTTGTAATAGATTATAAAACAAGTAAAAGACCGTCCACGAAGCGTGACCTGATAAAGGACCCACAAATGTTGCTGTATGCTTACGCCATTTCAGTCTTATACACAGTCCCTATTTCGTCAATAACTTTAGGTCATTATTACCCGCACCTAGACAAGTTTGTACACCTTAAATTTTCTGAGCCTCATGTATTAATGTACATGAAGAAGCTGACACAGCAAATTTGGGAGATTAGGAAGAAAAAAAAGAATGATTTCTTTCCGCAAGTAAACCAGTTCTGTGACTGGTGCGGATACAAGGATATGTGCCCTAAACAAAACCCCACTACTCACTTAGCTGAGTATGCAGAGGCGGTGAAGAACAAGAAGCCGAGAAAGAAGTTTAAGGTTTAGACTCTTTCTTCATAGCAAAATACTTAGGGTCTTCGTAAACTAGAGGATAATAATCCTCGATACTGACCAGGTCGAAGAAGTTCCTTACTTCCTTGATTGAGTATTTATGTTTTTTAGTATATGCTGATACAAGGGTAGATAACTTAAGAGGTCTTTGTGTTTCTAAAGACTTTAAGACTTTTTCTTGAAATATTTCAATGAAGTGTGTAGAAAACCTGTATCTCCATGTTTCTTTAAACTTTAAAGATAAACAGTAGTTTACTTGTTCCATGAATTCGCTAAGACGTATTGAATCATCCATAATTTATATTTTATATATAATATAGTAGAACCTCGACCGGTTCTGACCAACAAAATGACAAAAATTTTTAAAACCTCGTTTTTGGGTACAACCAAGAGGCTCCCCACTCAGAACACAGTTAAAAAACTGCCGAGAAGGGTACCTCAAGGGTGTTTATTCACCTTCTATTATAGGTCGAGAACTGCTACCGATTCTAATCCTTTCATTATTATGATTTCTCCAAAATGGACCGCTAAAAAAGGAGGCACTTATTTTACCGGAGTCAATCTTAATGATTTTCCTGTTGACATGAAGTCCGCAATCATTAAAGAATTCGGAAAGCGTCCTGTAGGTTCTGTTACATATCAGGAACTTAAATCATTCTCAGAGGATGACCCCAGCTGTTGTGTAAGGACGTATAGCACAAGTAAGGTACGTGCCCTACATAAAGTAGAGGTTTAATATGCCCCCAGAAAACGTATCCCCAGCAGAACAAGCAATTATAGATGAGCTAACCAAACTTAACTCCAGAGGTGGGGATAGGAAGGATAAGCAGGACGTAGCTGATGCTAAGCGTACTGCCACTAAAAACCTTAAAGCTGTCAGAGATAATGGCTTAGCTTTAGTAGGTCTAACTGCGGGTATGTTCAGTCTTACTGCCATGATTGGCAATCAGTTAAAAATGAACTCAGACCTAGCTCACGCCTTAGGTCAGACTGGTTCCGCTCTCAAGGGTGTGGAATCGGCTACCAACCGTTTTATACGGGGAGCGCAAGGCACTGAGCAGATGATTAAGGTTTTCAGCGATGCGGTAGACATGGGTATGACCAATTTCTCAGATAGAACCTTACAGTTCGGGTCTCAGCTAAAGGTCCTAGGGCTTCAAAATAAGACTGCGTTCAAGTTGATGAGAGCTAACACCCAAGGGCTAGGAATATCAGAAACAGCATCATTAACTTTAGCAAATGAATTGTTTAGCACAGCTGCAGCAAACCAAGACTCAATGCAAGGACTTATTGAAGCCATTAACAGTATGAAGGATGCCATGATATCTACCACTGTAGAGTTGGGTCCCAAAGCAGCGATGAACGCACAGAAAATTGCAGCAATGATGTCTCAAGGCAACTCCGAATTACAGGAGTCGTCCGCAAGGTTCGTCAAGTCCTTTTTAGCTGGAAGTGATGGTTATATGAAAGCTGCTAAACTTGGTGTCCAGTTCACAGGTAAGGAAAGTACCTCTGAAATGGCTCGTAAGTTCGAAACCATTCTCGGAAAGGTACAAGGTCTTCAAGCTGGCAAGCAAGGGGCAGGTTCTCAGTTCTTCTTCGATGCTATGGAGAAATCCTTTGGTCTGTCCAGAGAGGACTTCAACCTCCAAACTCAGATAGGAACCAGTATAGGTGCGCTACAGGAAGGCAATGTTGAACAACTTTCAAAACAATCCGCAGCTATGAACCTGCAACAAACTATCTGGAACCAGACTGAACCCTTCCAAAACGACCTCCTTAAAGTAACGAAAGATTTTGCAGGGGAGATAAACTCCATTCTTGGTAAAATAACAGAGTTCAACTCTACTTTAGGTCAATACTTCCTTCCTATAACGGCTGGTATCACATCAATGTTAGGGTTCCTAGGAATGGGTGGTATTGCTGGTGCGGTAAGTACTGGAGGCTCTTTACTTAAAGGTCTAGGGGGATTTTTCAAGGAGGGTTGGAAGAAGTTCGGTATGGAGGTAGCGACGAATCCTGGAGGAAAGACTAAGGGTATATTTACAGGTCTAGGAACCGCACTAAAGGGTGGGGTAAAAGGTCTCGTTAAAGGGCTTGGTGTTGGAGCAAAAGCAATTGGTAAAAGAATTGCACCAATCGCCGTCGCATTTGAAGGTATATCCAGAGGATTAGAGACTGGGTCTTGGATAGAAGGCGTTAAAAGAGCGGGAGTAAGTGCTGCAATCTATGGAGCCGGTATAGCCGCAGCCCCATTCACAATGGGCACTTCTTTAGTAGCTGCAGCAGCACTTGACCATTACGTAGGCGATGCAGCGGCAGACATGATTCCTGGGGGGGAATACTATAACCAACGACAATCTCTCGCCGCGGATAATCCGGATATGGGACGAGGGGATGCTTTTATTGCAGCTATGGATAGAAACACTGCGGTATCCATCGAGATTCTTGAGAAGACCGCCGAAGGAAATGAACAGCGGGGAGACCAAACCGCTGCTATGGATAGAGATGAGAGAGAAAAACCTTGGAGGTTTAGGTAATTACTAGATAAAGAAAATGGATTTCTTCTCAACCGACCAATCTAGAGGGGAGTTAAACTCTCAACTTGGAAGCACCGAAAGGTTCCAGATAAACCAAGCCATCGAAAAACGTGGTGGGTTACGTTTTAACTACGCTCCGATGCACGGGGAAATGACCGCGGCTGGTCCACAAGGTTATCACTACCCCCAGACTAGGAAGGTGTGGGTTCCGTTTTTTGAGAACCCCCAAATATCTGAGTCCCGTAAGGCTAATTACGCCAGCAATAAAATATTCCTAAGAAATGAGCCTGTAAGGCTTTACACTGGAAGT